AACGTTATAAATATATTATATATTCTTGGAACTATGGAATAGAACTTGAGGATCTGTTTGGAATGCCTGTCGAGTACTGTGCCGTGGAACTGGAGCGTCGAATATCAGAGGCACTGTTACAGGATAACAGGATAACAGCAGTCAATGGATTTGAATTTGATACTGAAAGCGAGAGAGGAACAGTTCTGATTAAGAAGTTTGTTGCAGAAACAGTATTTGGAGAAATTCAGATTAATGATGGACTGTCAGTAGCGATAATCTAGGAAATGAGGTAGATATATGTTTGAAGTGATGACTTATGAACAGATAATGGAGCGGATGCTGGCAAGAGTTCCAAATAATCTTGATAAGCGTGAAGGTTCAGTCATATGGGATGCATTAGCTCCTGCGGCAATGGAACTGGAAAGCCTGTATTTTGTTCTACAGGATTTTATAAAAGAAACATTTGGGGACACGGCTAGCAGGCCGAATCTGATAAGAAGGGCAAGTGAAAGAGGGATAACGCCTTACAAGGCAAGCAAGGCGGTACTAAAAGGTATTTTTGATATAGAAGTGCCCCTGGGCAGTAGGTATAGTTTAGATGATTTAAACTACACGGTTACAAAATTTATACAGCATAACACAAATACAAATCTGTATGAGTATCAGGTTGAATGCGAAACTCCCGGAAGAGATGGAGGAAGAAAAACGGGAAATATAATCCCGATTGATTATATTAACGGGTTAGGACGTGCTGAAATAACAGAACTTTTAATCCCTGGACAGGACGAAGAAGAAACTGAAAAACTGAGACAGCGGTACTTTGACAGTTTCAACATGAAAGCTTATGGAGGAAACATTTCTGATTATAAACTTAAAGTGCATGAAATTGAAGGTGTGGGAGCTGTCAAGGTGACACCAATTTGGAACGGTGGTGGAACAGTTCTGCTGACCATACTTGACAGTGATTTTAATCAGGCAAGTCCTACTCTGATTAAAAAAGTGCAGGACACTATGGATCCAAGCAAAGATGCTAGAGGTCTCGGGGTTGCACCGATAGGGCATATTGTTACTGTACAGGGGACAAGCAATGTTGCAATTAACATACACACAAACATCACATTTGAGCCTAATTTTTCATGGCCACTTGTAAAATTAAAAGTTGAGGAAGTGGTAAAGAATTACTTGCTGGAATTGAGGAAGTCATGGGCATTGAAAAATGAAAAAGTGAGTAATAACCTTGTTGTAAGGGTGTCGCGTATAGAGGCGAAAATACTTGACATAAACGGAATTTTGGACATACAGAATACAACAATTAACGGAAGTCCTAACAACTTACAATTAACTGAGTATCAGATTCCTGTGTGGGGAGGTATTACAGTATGACGATTTTAGAAAATATTAACGTCAACCTGCTGTCATACCTCCCTGATTTTATGCAGGAGTACAGGGAAATAAGGAACATAATGGCGTCAGAAGAACCTGAATTGAGGTTATTGTGGGAACTGCTTAGAAAAGTATTTAATAATCAGTTTATACAGTACTGTGACGAAGACGGGATAAATAAATTTGAGGAAATGCTGGGACTGCACAGGTATGAAAAGGACACACTGGAAATCAGAATTTTTAGGGTTTTAACTTATTGGAACGACCAGATCCCTTATACATGGAGAGTTTTAGTAAACAGAATGGATCAGTTATGTGGAACAGGGAACTATGAACTGAGGCCCAATTTCAACGCGTATGAGCTTGGAATTACTACGAAGTTTGACGATGCAAAAAAATATGATGAGCTGAACAACATGTTAAAGACAATATTACCAGCGAACTTAGGATTTAACAGTATTAATATTCTTACTCCAAAAACTGAAAACAGGATATACATAACAAACGGGGTAATAAACTATATGAAATACGAAATAAGTGCAAAACTACCTGATGTGGTATTTAAGATATTTGCAACATCAGGATTTATGCATGGTAAAAAATATGTGATAGGAGGTTAAAAAAAAATGGCAATTTTTAAAGACACAACTATAACAGATAATGGAAGGGCTTTGATAGCAAATGCACTAGGAAACAATAAACAGATTACATTTACTCGAATGGTTGCATCCAGCAGAGTGTACAGTGATACTATTGATGTGTCAAAACTCATAAATGTTGATGAAATAAAGCAGACAGTCAATCTGTCGAGGGTAAACCAGGAAGGCACTAAAGTAAGATTGAATGCGATATTTACAAATGCATCTGTTAACAGTGCGTATAAAATTGAAACAATAGGAGTGTACGGAAAAATAGATTCGGGAAATGAGATACTGTACGGTGTGACAAGAGCAGCAGAGGCTGATACAATGCCAGCGACAAATGGAATAAATCTGGCCACGGTTGAGATTGACCTGATTACTGAAATAAACAATTCAAATGGAGCGACAATGGTCATTAATCCGTCTACTTTAGCGACACTGTCAACTCTGCAGGACTACATAAGGCACGAAGAAAAAATAAATTGGATGGGTACGGATGGGTACGGCGGATTATTACAGGATGCCGGAACTAAAAAAGTTGGGGTTGCATACTATGATAAAGCGAATAAGCAGATGGTTGTTCCGACTGCTGAAAATAATTTAACTTATTTTGAGGGGTCGAAATTTATTCCGATTTCAGACTATCAAAATGCGAAGAAATTGGAAAATTTATTCAAAGTGGAAATTTTATCAATGACGCATCTGCTAGGATATATAGCTGCATCAGATGTGACAGAATGGTATGTTACTTTACCAGCTCACATAAAGAAAGATAAAGTAATATCTGTCACTAATATCAACCAAGGATTTTTGGTTGAATACTGTAACTTAGACCTTGCTTCAAATTGTGTCAGAATGGGAGGTAAAGGTAATTTTTCAAGTACACCCCCAAGTGCGTTGCAAGTTCTAATTGCTTATTTTACTTAAAAAACAAACATAACACAAATATGCCTTCCATCTATGGGAGCTGTATTTTTAGCAATGGAATATTGTAAAAATCCATTTTTAGAGATTCCTAAATTTACACTTATTTCGCTATTGGCATATTGAGTTGCAGTATTTAAATCAACTAAACGAGAGTTTCCAGTGAAAACTGAATAAAATAATCTGTAAGGCTTAGTCGGTACTTTAATTGTTGTCTCAAAAACTTTGCCTGTTGGCACATTGTTCTTTAAATCTATCCAATGAGTTTCAAATAAATTTTCCAATTTGTACACAATTAATCAATAAAAAAAAATAAGGAGGTAAAAATGATAGTAAATATATATGATAAAAATACCTTACAAGTAGTCGCACATCCTGTTGTGACAAGCTTTGAAGATTTTAAAAATAATCCTGTTTTATTTTATCCCGACTGGGATAATATGAGACATGCCTGCTCTGTTACAGAATTTCAAAATCCTATTTTAGTATCCGGAAATATACGGGAAATGACGAAAGAAGAGCTGTACGCTGTCGGGAAATACACACTTGCAGACAATGAGCTTGTAGAGAACAATAAAATTAAAGTAGTCGAGCTATCTGAATTTGAATACATTGAAAATAATACTGTTAAGTTAAACAGAAATTTAAAAATAGAGCAAATAAAAAAGGAATTATCTGATTTAAAAGTTGAATACTCTGAAAGCGAATTTTTATTTAAAGGCAAATACTTGCAGAAAAACAGAGAAAAAGGCGATAGAGATAGCTTAACAAGTCTGATTTTATTGTTAACGATTACTGGAAGAAAAGAAACAAGTGAATGGAAGTTAATTGATAAAGACACTAGGGAACATGTTTATCCAACTTTGACGCTTGATGACTTTAAATTGATGGCATTTCATATGCAATCACAACTATCCAAAGCGATAAAAACAGAAAGTGAAATTATTGCTAGACTTAAAACTTTATCTGATGAAGAACTGAAGTTATTTAATGCAAGAGAAGAATTCGAAAAGTTATGGAATTAATCGTGAGGTTATTCGTGATAAAATCTCACGATTAATCTCACGAATAAAGGAGGTAGAATGCAGTTAGAACAAGATAAACTATATATAAGCTTTCACAAACCAAAGAGCATAGTAGGATTATTAATAACACTACGGACACTGGGCAAATATAGTCATTGTGAACTTGTATACAATGACTATGTGTATCTGTCAAATCCAGGTGGTGTGAGAATAAAACCTTTTGTGCGAAAAGAAAATATGGATATCTATGAACTTGACAGTCATATAGAAGTCCCAATAGTGCTAGAAGAATTCAAAAAAATAAAAGGGAAAGGTTATGACTACGGAGCTATATTTTTCAGCCAGTTGTTAGAATTGGGAATTGAGCATAAGGACAAATACTTCTGCT